TAGGAAATTTGACTGCGTGCACACTAGGTAGTCAGACTATCTACCTACTGACATTGTCTAGCTCCGCCGTGCCCCATCTCACACGTCCGTTTTGGCCCCGGACGGCTTGCGCCGCCCGCCAGCGCCGGGTATGCTTGAGGCCATCAACGACATACCAACCCGTCCAACGCGAAAGGCCAGATCGAAAATGGGAATCCGCTACAGCCTCCCCCTCAACGATTTCATCACTCTCCGAGGTGGAATCGGTGGACGTCGCCGCTACTGGTGCGGCCACCACTACTACCCGGCCGGCCCGCAGTCCCTCACGGGGGCCTTTGTCCGCTACTGCCTCGTCTACCCGATGCTCGGCATGCTGGCCCTCGCGGTCGGCTTCCTCGCGGCCCCCATCGTCGGCGGCGCGTGGCTGATCCGCCGGCAGCTGCAGAACAAGCAACAGCAGGTTCGGGCCCAGCGCTTCCCCGTTCAGCGGCCCCTCCCGCAGCGGCCGGCCCCGCGCCCCGTCTCGAGGTCGTACGGCTTCGTTCCGGCTCAGCGGCCGGTCCAGCCCGCCCCCTACGGCTTCGTCCCGGCTCAGCGGCCCGTCCCGGCTCCGGCGTACGCCCCTTCTCGTAGGGTGGTGGCCCGATGAGCCGCTGGGATCGGATTCAGGGCCTCACCGAGGCACAGAGGACCGTTCTCCTGGCACTCCTCGAAGCTGACCAGAACGGGATGTCCGCAGAGGAGCTGGGGGGTTCCCGCAGCTTGTCCAAGGCGATCGTTTACCGAGCACTCGTCGAGCTGCGCCGCCGAGGCCTGGCCCGTGTGGTGGCTGAACGACGGTTGTCAGCTAACGGGAGTACGTTCAACGTCTGGGTCCTCACCCCGGAAGGTGTTCGGACGCTCTATCTGATCCGCCGGGACGGTCCCCGGCAGAAGCAAACTCGGTGGCCCTCACGTAGGGCAGCAGCTGCGCGGAAGCGTTTGGCTGCTGAAGGGCGCCCCCTCGGCTCGGATCAGTACGTATGAGCTGGGGCGCTCGCTCCTCGAGGCTGGGAGGGGCTCTTCCACCGGATTGGCAGCGTATCCGCCGTCTCGTGATCGCACGGGACGGCGGTCGCTGTGTCTTCTGCGGGGCCCCGGGCACCGACGTCGACCACATCTACTCGTCAACGGATCATCGGCCGGAGAATCTGCGGCTACTGTGCCGCCATTGCCATATGCGGCGTACGCAGGGCCAGGCGGCCGATTCCTGGCGGCGTAAGGGCCGCCGGAAGCCCAAGCGGCGGGTTTTCCGCGAGCCTCCGCGCCATCCGGGCTACAGGTAGCCCCCTCGAGGTATCATTGAGTCTGGGATAGTTCACATCGACGAGGAGGAGGAGTCATGGCCGAGCGTCAGTCACCGCGGCACGGTCACCGGACCACTCAGTCTCGTGCGGGGGCCAAGAGGGCCAACACGAGGCACGTGAGGGGCGGCTCGAAGGCCTTCCGGCCGGGCCGAGCTGATCCGGATTGGTCGCCGCGTGCTGTTCAGCTGTGGAAGTCCGTGCTGGACTCGGGACAGGTCGAGCTCATGGAGCCGTCCGACTGGGTCACGCTGCGCATTGTGTGCGATGAGCTGACGGCGTATCAAGCCGCCCCCCGTCGCAATGCGCAGCTGCTGGCGTCCATCAGACAGATGATGGCCTCGCTGATGCTGACTGAGTCGGATCGTCGCTCCTCGGGCGTGGAGATTGACCGTACTGAGGAGGAGGACGACTCCGAGTCCGCCGGCGTGCTCCTCATGCAACGTTTCGCGGAGGAGCGCTCTCGCCGTAGGAGCTCTTGATGGCGATGGTGGGTCCTCCGGTCACCAAGGAGGACTTGGACGTCACCGAGGTCCCCCTCGAGGTGGCCCCGGAGATGCAGCTGGCGGATTGGGCTCGGCAGGATTGGGCTCGGGTGGCGCCGCGGGAGCGGCTTTTGACGATGCCGGATTATGAGCCCGAGCTGACGCTCGGGTATGGCGTTGCTGCGTGGATGATCAATAATCTGAAGCAGCCGAACGGTATTCACGCGGGCGAGCCGTTTGTACCGACTACCGGGCAGCTGGAGTTTCTGCTCCACGCCTATGAGGTGAATGCCGCTGGTGAGTTCACATGCGGGCGCATGGTTCGTAGGCTCGCCAAGGGCTCCGGTAAATCGCCTTTCGCGGCTGCTGTGGCCCTCGCCGAGCTTCTGGGCCCCGTCGTTTTCGATGATTTCGACGATTCTGTGCCCGGAGGCTGCGTCGGCAAGCCTATGGTGATGCCTCTCGTTCAGATTGTGGCGACGTCGGAGCGTCAGACGGCGAATACGATGCGTATGGTGAGGGCTTTCTGCAAGAAAGGGTCCCCTTTCGCCCGGAAATACGGCCTGGACATAGGGAAGACGTTCATTGATACGACGGAGATGGGTCGCCTTGAGCAGGTGACGTCGTCGGCTCACACTCTCGAGGGTGCCGAGGTGTCGTTCATGGTCGGCGACGAGGTCGAGCACTGGGTCCCCTCGAGGGGCGGCCCGGATTTGATGGCTACCATGCGCCGTAACGCGGCCAAGACGGGCGCGCGGATCATGGAGACGTGCAACGCGTGGATTCCCGGCCAGGAGTCTGTCGCAGAGGCCACCTTCGAGGCTTGGTGCGATCAGGAGGAGGGGAAGCTCCGCGGTGAGACGAAGATCCTCTACGATGCGCGTATCGCTCCGCCGAATACGGCGCTGAATGACATGGTCGAGAACAAGGGTGACGTCCCGCTGACGGATGCTCTCGTTTTCGTGTATCAGGATTGTCCGTGGGTGAATCTGCGGGCTATTAAGGAGCAGATTTGGTCTCCCGATTTCAGCATTTCGGACGCCAAGCGATTCTTTTTGAACGCCCCGACGGCGGCGGAGAACTCGTGGTGCCCCCTCGAAGACTGGGTCGCTAACCGTGATCTGGACCGTAAGGTCAAAAAGGGTGAGGACATCGTCATGTTTTTCGACGGGTCCAAGTCCAATGACCACACGGCCCTCGTCGGATGTTGCATGGAGGACGGCCATATCTTCAAGATCGGGCATTGGATTCCGCGAAAGGCAACGCACGAGGTTGACGTTAATGCGGTTGACGCTGGTGTGCGCCGTGCTTTCCGCGATTACAACGTCGTCGCATTCTGGGCCGACGTTCGTGAGTGGGAGTCATTTGTGAAGACGACGTGGCCGGAGGACCTTGGGGAGGACCTGATCTGCCCCGCGGTTCCGGGCCATGGCCCGAGCGCCACGCCGATCGCATGGGACATGCGCACGCATGCCTGGCTCTTCGCGGAGGCGACGGAGACCGCCCTCGCTGAGATCTTGGAGCACCAGTTCACCCATGACGGCAGCGCGGCGCTCGGTGAGCACGTGTCGAACTGCAGGGTTCACGAGTACCGAGGCCTGTGGTCGGTGCGTAAGGAGTCGCCGAAGTCGCCGAGGAAGATCGATCTTGCCGTGTGCATGATCGGTGCGCGGATGCTGTATCGTGTAGTGAAGAAAAGTGATGCGTGGGCCAAGGCCCAGGCCGGTACCGGCACGTGGGGGGTTTACCTGTGAGCTTCGAGAAGATGTACGAGCGCTGGCAGTCGCGCGCGCTCGTGCCGAAGCAATATGAGGCCTACTACGAGCAGAAGAGCCGTCTGTCGGCCCTCGGAGTGTCGATCCCGCCGCAGATGAACATTCTGGAGATCCAGGCGCCGTTCGCGAAGCTGGCGATCGATGTCCTGACTGAGGTGCTGGTCCCCTCGGGGTACATCATCGGGGATGCTGAGGATGACGGCGCCGAGGAGGACGGCCCGCTGGACCTGCTGCAGACTGTGTGGCAGTACAACGATCTGGACTCCCAGTTCTCTCTCGCGGTTACCGAGGCTCTGGCGACGGGCCAGGCGTTCTGGCTGGTGGCTCCGCCGGACGACGAGCATGAGTTCACCTCGGTGCGGGCTGTGGACCACAAGCATGCCGCGGCCCGTTTGGATTACAAGGGCTCTCTCATCGAGGGGATTTGTGTGTACAAGTTGCCCGATGGCTCAAAGGGTGCTACGTATTACACACCGGAGAGGGTCCAGTTCCTGAGGAACACGAACATGGGCTGGCGTCGTGCCGGTGGGAACCCAAGCCCCGAGGGCGCTCGGATCCTGCCGATGTTCAACAGGGCCCGTCTACGGGACCGCTACGGCCGGTCCGATCTCGCCGAGTTGACGCCGATCATCGATGCCGCCTCTCGCACGTTGACGAATTTGCAGATCGCGCAGGAGCTGTTCGCGATGCCGACCCGCTTCCTCGTGGGGGATGGCGCCGGCGAGTTCCTGTCTCGGTTCGCGGATCGGATGCAAGCGTATATGGGTTCGCTGCTGGGCGTGCCTGCCGGTACTCAGGTCACTCAGCTGACCGGGTCCGGCGTGGATGCGTTCCTGGGCGTCTATCGGCAGTATGCGCTGCAGATTTCGGCGATGACCGGTATCCCGCCATCGATGATGGGCGTAATGGCGGATTCGAACCCGACGAGTGCTGAGGCGCTGCGTGTGGCGAAGGATAGGCTGATCGCCCGGGCCGAGTCGAAGCAACGTCTCTTCTCGGACACGATGGAGAAGCTCGGCCGGCTAATCATCCGCCTCGAGGGCGGTAAGTCTGACGGACTGGAGCGCCTCGAGCTGACGTGGCGCGATCCGGCTGCTCCCTCGGTGTCTGCGAGGATGGCGAACGCTCTCACTGCTCAGGCTCAGGGCGTTATCTCGGCCGACACGGCCCGTGAGTATTTGATGCTGACGCCGGAGCAGCTGCGTCGTGAGGCTGAGCGCTCCCGTGATCTCGATGTCATGTCCGGGATGAGCATCCCCGGCATCGATGAGACGGCGGTGGCGAGCCCTGAGCTGGCGCAGGCCGCTCAGCAGGCAGCTCAGAGCGCTGCTACGGATGCGACTCAGCCCGTCCAGCCGGGCGGCAACGAGGAGTCTCAGGGTCGCGTGGACGCTCAGGCCGGTGATAGTGTGGCTGCGGCGGCTAGGAAGGCGCTGCCGGCGGTGCAGACGCTGGCTCAGGGTGCCCCGACGTCGTCGAGCAAGAGGAAGCCGGCTAAGAAAGCTACCAAGTGATCGATTCAACGTTCCGGGGGATCATGCGGAAAGTTACCTGTCTGTTCCATCTGCGGCTGGCGGATATCTTCTCCTCTGTGCCTGAGGGTGATCCTCTGGGTATGCGCATGTCTTCGGGGTATGTGTACGATGCCGTGCGCCAGGCCCGCCATTCGGCGTATGGTGCGGCGTGTCTGTACCTCCGCGGTCAGGCGCGCATCCACGGCGCGGACGAGTCGTGGCTTCCTCCGGAGCCCAAGTACACGGTGAATGCGGTCGAGGCGGCCTTGCGCGAGGCTAACGGTTCGAGGTCTGACGCTGAGCGGCGGTTGGAGCAGCATGTGTGGGCCTCGGCCCGCCAGACTGTCGCCGACGCGTCTCGGCTGGCTCCCTACCGTGTGCCTCCCCTCGAGGACGGCCTACACGACGACGATTTGAGGGATTTCCCGGGCGCGGCCGAGGACTTGGAGCGTTCGAAGCACAAGCGGCATGCTGGCAGCTGGGCAGATGCCTTCGACGACATCACGGACCGTGTCGGCGGCGCCATACGTGACCTCGATGCTCGTGGTGTGATGCCGGATCGGGGCATGGGGGATGCAACCCGGGACGTGCCGAGCTCGAGGCGGGATCTGCAGGGGCGCGTGATCGCTCGTCCTTTCGGCTGGGCGCGCGTTACTCATCCGTCGAAGAACGGCCCGTGCGGTTTCTGCGCTATGCTCGCCTCACGTGGCCCCGTCTACTCGTCGAAGCGAGCAGCGGGCATGGGCGTCGAGCGATTCCACTGGAATTGCGTGACTGGCGACACTCTAGTGTCGGGTCCGATGGTAGAAGCGGCCTACCGGCGGCGCTACGAGGGGGCGATCATCCGTTTCGTCACCGAACGCGGGCTGAAGCTGACCATCACCCCGAAGCACCCTGTACTCACACCGTCCGGCTGGAAGCCTGCGAAGGATGTCTGCGAGGGCGACGACTTGGTCCGCGGCGACCTCGTCCAGCGGCACCTGGGACTGGGCCCAGACGTAGATGATCGACCAGCCCCGGTGCAGGATGTATTTTCGACGTTGAAGCTCTCGAGGGGTGTGGCTTGGCGCTCCATGCCAACCTCCGCCGAGGATTTCCACGGCGATGTTCCCGTGGAGGGCGAAGTCGATGTTGTATACGCCGACGGCGATTTCGGGTTCCCATGCCTCTCTCCGGTCGTCCAGCCACCTGCTCATTCTGGCTTCGGGCACGGAGGGGGCCAGTGCCCCGTTTGCGGCTCGACGCTGCCGGCTGAGGGCCCGCCTCTCTTTGACGTACTCCGGCTGGGTCCAGCCTTTGGTTGCTCGGTTGGCGGGCCGAGCCAGGTTCCGTTTTTCACGGCTCGTGAGGCGTGCCACCCGGCACTTCTGGGCTTCGGAGCATCCCCGGCGCACGACGCCCTCGGAGTCGAGCCATCTGTTGACGACGGCTCGGGTGACGTGGTACTCGGCAGCAAGGGACATGGCGGACTCCCCCTCGAGGTATCTGAGGACGACGTCGTCCGGCATGGGCTTCCGCAGCGGGCTGGGGCGACCGGTTCGTCGGTCCGTTTTGATCCCACGTGCTCTGAGGGCTCGGCTGAGATGGTCGACGTTTACTCCGAGCTGGGCGGCCGTCTGAACGAGCGGCTGGCCGGTCTCGTGGAGACGGATCGCGTCGTGGAGAAGAGCGTCGGTGTATTTGCGGGGCACGTGTATAACCTTTCCACAGCGGAGGGATGGTACTCCGCTGGTGGGCTCATTGTATCGAACTGCCATTGCACGGTTGTGCCGGTGTTCACCTCTCGTGATTGGGAGGGGAAGGCTGCGGCGGAGGAGTATCGTAGGCAATGGAATACAATGATGCGTGAGGACGATGTGTCCGGCTCGGGAGCCGTGTCACAGTTCGATCGACGATTGAGAGGGATGGCATGAGCGAGGCCACTACTGATACGCTCACTGCTGAGCTGACTGCGGCTGCGGCCGAGTCAGCCGACGTTGCTACGGCCGCTACGGAAGGCGCTCAGGAGGCTCCGGCTGAGGAGAGCTCTGTTGCTGCTCCTGAGGCGCCGGCGGAGAAGTCCGCCGCCCCCGCCGAAGCTCCTGCCCCGACTGAGGTTGACGAGCGTGTTGCGGCGATGGCGCTGAAGCTTCAGGAGGCCGAGAAGCGCGCTAAGGCGGCTGAGGCCTCCCTGGTGGAGCTGACGGACACCACCTCGAAGAATAAGGCTCTGGCGGATGCCGGGCTGGATGAGAAGTACGCGAAGTTCCTGTCGGGTGGCTCAGATTCGTGGGCTGACCAGATCAAGATGTTGCAGGAGCTGCGTGGAGAAGACTCCCCTAAACCCGCTGGGGGCGTGCAGCGGGACCCGGCCGTGGATGCGGCGTCCGACGAGGTGGATAGCGCCTTGTCGGCGGCCACACAATTCTTCGGCTTCTGATCAGTACTGAGGAGTACACATGGCAGATGAGGCCAAGATCGAGACTATCTCGAAGATTCTCGCGGCCGACGCTAACAACCCGGAGGCTTTCCCGAAGGATGTCCTCCCGGACCTGTGGCAGCGTGTTTTCAAGAATAGTGTTGCCCAGACGGTTGGCGGCAGCGTTCCGCTGACTCTTCGTGGCGTTGCCGTTCCGATTCCGGTCGGTCGCGCTACCGCGGGATACATCGACGAGGGCCAGGTTGCCCCTGAGTCGACTCTGACCTCGAAGACCAAGATCATCAAGCCTCACAAGGTTGCGACGATCATCGTCTACTCGGACGAGACCGCTAGGGCTAACCCTCTCGCCGAGTACGCGCGCATTCAGCGTGAGCTGGCTGACGCTATTGCTCGCGCCATTGACTGCGGTGTTTTCCTCGGCAAGGATCCGGTCACGGGCACCGCTATCTCCGGCGTCGAGGCTCTGACTGCCGCGCAGACTCAGACGCTTGACCTTGCTTCGGCGAAGGCTGGTCAGCTCACCTCTGACCTGTCTGACGCTTATGACAGGGTCGTTCTGAACGAAGACGAGGACTATGACTTCACCTCATTCGTCCTCTCCCCGAAGCTTCGTGGCAACCTGGTGAAGGCGGCGGACACCACTGGTCGTCCGCTCTATCAGCAGTCCACGAACCTTCGCGACAATTGGGCCACCGTTCTCGGCGTTCCTGCCGTCTTCTCGAAGCACATTAACGGCGACGGCAAGGCCAAGGATGCTACCGTTCTGGGTATTGGCGGTGACTTCGCTGAGAACCTTCGTCTCGGTTTCGAGGAGAACGTCGTGATCACTCGCGCTAGCGAGTATGCTGCGGGCATTGACCTGTTCGGCCGTGGTCTGAAGGCCGTCAAGGCCGAGGCGGTTATCGGTTGGGGCATTCGCGACGTCAATGCGTTCGTCCAGCTGAAGGCTAAGGGCTGAGATAAGCCCATCGAGTCGGGTCCCTGGCTCCCCCGGGCCCGTCAACGGGATGCGGGCGCTCACAAGGCGTGCACCCTCGTTGACGGGCCCGCCGTATATAATGTAGGGTAGATGCGACGGGGGGATGCTCTTTATGGCGTTGGCCACGAAAACTGATGTAGCTACGGCGTTGATGCGTGAGCTCACCGCTGAGGAGGATCCCTACGTCGAGGCGATGTTGCAGTTCATCAACTCGGCGATTATGCTGCAGTCTCCGGGGGCGATGAAGGCTGCGGAGACGAACGAGTACGCGTACAACGTCATCGTGCGCGTCGAGGCGGAGTGCGTGGCGCGTGTGCTGCGCGCGCCGGGCGGTGGCCTGTACCAATCCGAGACTGAAGGCGATTACACCTATGCGGTGAATTCGGCCGTGGCCTCCGGCCTCCTCGAAGTCTCTCCGCGTGAGTGGTCGCTTCTGCGGTCCATCACTGGCGGCGGCTACGGCCGTGCCGATCAGGTGATGGGTGGGTATGCCGCGAACAAGTGCGGCATGTGGAGGGATGGTCAGATCCTGTCCACCTACAAGCACGCGGGCCCGCCTGACGCAGCGTGCGGTGACTGGCTCGGCTCGTACGTCGTCGACGAGGATGAGCTGTGACCAGGCTGCTGGATCGTGGGCCGCACACGGTGGTCGTGTCAGTCATGAAGGCTGAGGACACGCCGGCAGGGCGCCGCTTCGTCGAGGACCACAAGGCTGCGGTCTCGAGGGTGATCATTCAGCCCCGCTCGTCGGATCGGGGCACGGAGCAGACGCTGGCGCCGGCTGGGCTGCAGGCCGAGCTGGCCGTCCAGGTGCTGGGCGCCGGGAAGTGGCCCGGCGGCCCCCACTCGACGTTCGTCGTGCAGGAGGGCCCACTGAAAGGCATCACGTTCGATCAGCGTGGCGAGGCTCTGGAGTATGGGGCCTCTCCGAACACGGCGCATTTCACGGTCTACGGCAAGGCGCGCGGGGTGAAAGCTCGGTGACTCGCTCCAATATCCTCGAGGTGAATTGGGATCGGGGTATCCGGTCTGCCGTGGCTCACGAGGCCTCCGATCAGCCCGGTTTCTCGGCGAAGTCGAATGCGATCCTCGCCGAGGTGCGGGCCGCTGCGGCCCCTCACGTGAAGACCGGTGCCATGATGGCGTCAATTCATCTGTCTCACGGCTCCGTTGACGACTTCGTCTACATGGATCCGACGCCGCCGGGCCGCGCTCACGCCGAGCTGGGCCACCGCCAGGGCCATACTCTGGTGAAAGGTATCCACGTGTTCTCGTCGGTCGTCAGAGCTCATGGTGGTGTGTGATGGCTAGGTTTGAGCGCATCCGCCCGCAGTCGTTCCTCGTGGAGACGACACGGGAGGCCCTCGCGTCGTTCGGGCACACGGTGCCGGGGTTCATGGTGACAGTTGACTCCAGGTTTGATGTTGACGATGACACAAGGTTTCCGCTTATTGTCGTGTTGGCCGGCTCGTCGCAGGCTACGGACATGGGCGTGTACGGTGCCGCGTCTACGCTCCGTGGGACGTGGATTGTCGCCGATCGTGATCCTGTGACTGCGGAGACGCTGGCGAACAATTTGTGTGATGCTCTTGTAGACTGGAGTCGCACCGGCAGTCGGACGGCCCAGGGTGGCATATCGCAGATCACGGTCACGGCTGAGCCCGTCCCCTATCAGGGATCGGACACGGCCGATGTGTACATGTACACGATGAGCGCGACTATGGTCGCACGACAGAGAGGACTCTGAGTATGGCTACTACAGCCAAGGTCGCCCTTGAGATCGCGGGGACTGGCCACGTCTACTATGCCAAGCCGGGCGTTGCTATCCCCGACCTGTCCACCTTCAACTTCGGTGACGGCTCGACCCTCGAGGGTCAGGGCTGGACCTGGCTCGGTGACACGTCCGCTAAGGACATGATCGAGTATGACACCGATGGCGGTGACACTGACACTAAGAATACGTGGGACCGCAAGGGTGTTAAGTCTACTCGTGAGGCGGTCACCAACACGGTGACGATTAACGCGCTGAACTTGGGTGAGGATACTTTCAAGGTTGCTTTCCCCGGCTCGACCTATGATGCGGCCAACGGCATCTGGGACCTCGACCTCGACGCCACCGCCGAGTTCGCGTTCCTCGTCGTCGTCGAGGACACCGGTCAGGTTTCCGGCTACGTTTACAAGCGTGCGACCGTTGCGGGTAATCTGCCGGCTCTCGAAGACGACGAGTTCACTCACGTTGAGATGAAGCTGCCCCTGCTCGCGCCGACCGACGGCACGAAGAAGGTTGCTTTCATCGAGCCGCGTCAGGCGACTGGCAAGTCTACTGTCAAGCCGACCATTTCGGACGTTTCGCCCAAGGGCTCCGCCGCTAAGCCGGGCCTGCAGGTCACCATCACCGGCGCTAACTTCAAGGGCGTTAAATCCGTGACGTTTACCGCTGGCGGCGAGGCCGTGAAGGTTGTCTACAGCTTCGTCGACGACTCTCACATCAAGGCTACTCTGCCGTCCAACATTGAGACCGGTAACGTCATCGTGACAAACAATATCGGCCCGTCGGATGGCTTCAACTACAAGACTACCGACTGACGGGCGGTAGCCACAGACTCCCGGGGGCGCGCTTTGGTGGCTGGGCGCGTTCCCGGGATATCAACCACCGACAGCTACGATAGGAGCCAGGATATGGCTAAGAATACTCCCGCACCGGAGCTCGACGACGTCGAGTGGCAGGACCGCCCCGGCCACGAGCTCCTCGTGGATCCCGGTGATCTGATGCCTTCGCAGCTGCTGGAGCTGATCTCCCTCGTGGATGATGACCTTGCTACGGAGCAGAACATTTCCTCCTTCCTCCCGGCGGTTCAGTACATTGAGAAGAATCTCCTCACGGACGAGGCGGCCTGGAAGGCTTTCACTCGTGAGCACGGCCTGGCTGGCATGGTGGAGCTGGTGGCTGCGTACCTGGGGGAAGCGGTCGGCGGCGAGCGCTGAGAGACCTCTTCGTTGAGAGGCCGGAGGCCCGGACGGATCTGATCGCACTCTACGGCATCGATCCTCTCCACTCGAGGCTTCCGGCCTCTCAGATCGAAGCTCTTGTTCGCCGCCTGCCTCTGGAGTCCCGCTCGATGTTCCGCGCTGAGGAGCTCGGGGGCCCCGAGTGGTTCGGGTATTCGGTGGAGGTGCAGCGTCTGGCTGACGTGATCGACGGCGTCGGGCTGCTGCTGAAGGCCACGGCTCAGCGCAAGGCTCATCTCTCGGAGAAGGAGAGGTTCCCGAGGCCGGGGGCTAGGGAGCGTACGCGTAGAATAGACGGTAGAGACAGCAAGGCCGTCGCGGCCTTTATGGCATCTATCAACTGACCGGAATGGTGGTGGCCCGTGGCGGGTAGAGGCGAGCTCGGTAAGCTCGGTATCCGGATCGTCCCTGACCTGAGCGGCTTCCGTAGGGACCTGCAGCGGGATCTGAAGGCGATTCAGTCATCGCTGGACGACGTCGACATTAAGTTCGAGGCCGAGCTTGAGCTTGATCGGGCGTCCGTCGACAAGGTCAGGGCTCAGATTGCCGGCTTGAAGACGGAGATCCGTGCCACCCTCGACGTGGACCGGTCCGGTCTGGACCGTATGCGTGAGCGGCTGGCTCACGAAGAGTACACGATTCCGGCGAAGGCCCACCTCGACGAGTACTCCGTCGCGAACATCGGGCGCAAGCTCGATGAGATGAAGGCCACCATTGAGGCCAATGTCGACCTTAGCGAGACGTCTCGTCGCGCTGCGCTGCAGAAGATCGAGGATATCAACGCTCAGATCGACGCTGCCGTCGAGGTGTCGCCGTCTGATCTGGCTGAGGTGCGTCAGCGGATCAAAGACCTGGACTCTGATATCCGGGTCTCAGCGCATCTGCAGCGTAATGACTTGGTGCGGATGAAGGATGAGATCAACAGCATCTCCTCCGATATCGACGTCAAGGGGCACATGGATGAGGGTTCCGTCGCCCGGATCCGTGCCCGGCTGCATGAGGCTGCGGACAAGATCGATGTCTCGGCGACTCTGTCTGAGCGGCAGAAGCGCAAGCTGAAAGACGACATCGAGGACATCGATGCTAAGGTCACAGCTAACGTTGATCTTGACAAGGGCAAGGCTCAGGCGCAATTGGCCGTGTTCACGCGCCCGCGTAAGGTTGAGATCAAAGCGGATCTGGACACGAGCAAAGCCATCGCAGCGATGCGTCTGCTGAAGGCTGAGCTGGGTGGTCTGTCCGGCATCAATGTCTTCTCGAAGATCAAGAATGGTCTGCACGATATGGTGCAGAACTTCGACGTGCTCTCTGCGAAGCTCGGCGGTCAATCCGCACTCTGGGGTAGCTTGGGCACTGCCGTCCTCGGGGCCTCGGCGCACGTGGCATCGATGGCCGTCGCTTTGAAGTCTGTGGCTCCCGCGGCTCTTGCTCTGCCGGGTCTGTTCGCTGCTGCCGCCTCTGGCGTCGGTGTTCTGGTGCTGGCGATGAAAGGTGCTGGGGACGCTCTCGAAGGTGTCGCGACCCAGTGGGAGGACTTCGGTACTGAGCTGCAGGGCGCGTTCTGGGGGCAGGCTGCTGCCTCGGTTCGTAGCCTGTCGGATGCTGCGCTCAATGACTTGAGGCCCGCGCTGACTGACGTCTCGTCGGCGTGGGGCACGCTGACGTCGGAGTTGGCGGACACGGCTTCGAGGCACATGCCGGCTCTGGCCGAGGCTATGGGCCACGTCGGCGAGTCCGTGAAGGCCGCATCTCCTGGCGTGTCCGCCCTTGGTGATGCGTTCCTGCGCCTTGTTGAGGTCGGCGCGCAATTCCTGCCGGGTATGGCGCAGCAGGTCTCCAACGTGAGCCAGAGGTTCGCCGATTGGGTGAATGCCAAGGCGGATACGGGCGCTTTGGCCGATGCTATCTCTCTCGCGGGTCAGGCGTTGACGCTGTTCGGGTCTATCGCGGTGAATGCCGCCGGCATTGTCGGCGGTCTGCTGAAGGCGATGGCGTCCGGAGGTAATACCCTCGACGTGATCGCGGCTGGGTTCCAGAAGGTCAACGAGGCTGTGAACGGTCCGGTTTGGCAGGGTGCTCTTTCGTCGATTTTTCAGGCTGCCGCTCAGGGCGCTTCGTATCTGGCTGAGGGTCTCGGTTCGATTGGGAATGCGTTCTTGTCGATGACGCCGACGATCAGCGCGGTTCTGCCGCTGCTGGGTCAGATCGGTTCGACGGCCCTGCAGGGTATCGCGACCGTGTTCCAGAACCCGGCTTTCCAGGGCGGGCTTCTGAACTTTTTCACGTCGCTGTCGAATGCGGTGACTGCCCTGTCGCCGGCTATGGATCCGTTGGCGACGGCGTTCGGGTCGATTGCGACTCTGGCGGGCTCTCTCCTCGAGGCTATCGCACCGTTGGTGACTCAGCTGGTGACGGGCCTGTCGCCGATCATTCAGCAGATCACTCCGATGATCCAAACAATGCTGCCGTTCCTGGCGCAGATCGGGTCTTCGTTGATCTCAGCTATCATGCCGGTGATTCAGGCGATCCTGCCTATCTTGTTGCAGTTCGCGTCGACTTTGCTGCCCCCGATCACTCAGCTGATCCAAACGATGGCGCCGATTATCAGCCAGATCCTGCTGATGGCTCTGCAGTTGATTCAGCCGATCCTGGCGGCGCTCATGCCGGTGATTCAGCAGATCATGATCAGCATGCAGCAGATCATGCCGCTGCTGGCTCAGGTAGTCATGCAACTCATGTCTGCGCTGCTGCCAGTGATTCAGCAGCTGGCGCCGATTCTCGGTCAGATTCTCGTGGCGGCCCTGCAGATCCTGACGCCGTTGATCATGGCGATCCTGACTGCGATCCAGGCGCTCATGCCGGTGCTGCAGCCGATCATCAGTATCCTCGGCACGGTCCTCGTGGCTACCTTGCAAATCATCTCCGGTCTGCTTACCGCGCTGGCTCAGCTGCTGACCGGTGATTTCAGTGGTGCCTGGCAGACGATGAAGAATACCGTTTCGTCTGTCAATGACACCATGCGGAACGGCTGCATCAATGCGTGGAATGCCATCAAGGATGGCATCTCCAACACGCTGACCGGCTTGCAGACTGTCATCTCGACGGCATGGAACCTGATCAAGTCCGGGGCCTCGGCGACGTGGAATGGCATCAAGTCCCTGCTGTCCGGCATCTGGAACGGCATCAAGGCGATGGCTCAGGCCACGTGGGATGGCCTGAAAGCGGTCATTTCCGCAGCGTGGAACGGCATCAAGTCCGTCACCTCGTCGGTCTGGAACGGGATCAAGTCCCTCCTCTCGGGGGCTTGGAGCGGAATCAAGTCCATCTGCTCCAGTGCCGTGAGCGGTGTGAGGTCCGGGATCTCCTCGGCGTGGAACGCTGTCAAGTCGCTGACGTCCTCGGCGTGGAATGGCATCAAGTCCGCTGTGTCCAACGCTATGAGCAGTGTGGTGAACACTGTCCGTAGTCTGCCGGGTAAGTGCGCGTCGGCTCTGGGGAACATCGGCTCGACGCTGATCAATGCCGGTAAGCAATTGATCCAGGGTTTCATTAACGGTATTAAGTCCATGTTCGGGTCGGTCGGGTCGGCGCTCGGCTCTCTGACGAAGTACCTTCCCTCGTGGAAGGGTCCGGAGGAGACGGACAAGGTGATCCTGAAGAAAGCCGGTATTCTGGTCATCCAGGGTTTCATCGATGGTCTGGAGTCTCAGTACGGTGCCGTTCATGACAGTCTGCAGGGGCTGACGAAGCACATGACGGTGGACACGGCTCCGATGCAGAAGAGCCTGGCGAAGACCACGGCGGCCCTCGAACCGAGGTGGAACACTGAAGGCTGGGACGCCCCCGAGTGGAAGCAAGTGAACATCGTGAACAACTACCCGGTCGCCAAGCCGGAGAGCGCCGAGCGGGACGAGGTGGCGAGCGGGATCCGGCTGGCCGCTACATTGTAGAATAGCAGGAGAACAACAGACCGTAGAGGAGGGGACGTGGCGGCGTTCGTCAGCGAGTACGTGCTGGACGGATTCGACCTCACCGAGGAGAATCAACGGTGGTTCGTCATGGAGGGCACGTCCATCCCTGAGCTCGGGGCGCCCTCGCTCCCCTCGGTGACTGTGCCCGGCCGTTGGGGCGTCCTGCCTCTTCCGGTGCACGGCTACGGCACGTCGCAGATCACGCTGAGGATGATGGTCACGGACGCCCGGGACGGTGTGATCGGCCAGGGCGGCCGCCAGTTCCTCGACATTAACTGGCAGCTGCTCATGTCTCGTCTGCACAGGCCAGGGCTGATGACGTTGCAGCACCGTGCTCCCTCGTGGTCGTGGGGCCGTCAGTGCCGCGTTCGCCTGAAGTCCATCTCGACGCCGAAGATCAGCTACGGTGACGGGAACAACATCATCGAGGTGACGGTAGTCCTCGAGAACGTCGACGGGTACTGGAAAGACCCGGGGCCGAAAGAGATGAAGGCCGCTGACCTGTCGCAGATCTCCGGCGGGTCTGCCCCTATCGCGGACGCCAGATTCCTCGTCGTTCCCGAGGCGGGTAAGTCCGTGAAGGTGACGGATAGCGTCAGCGGCACGTGGTTCTCGTGGTCGGGTAACCTGAAGCCCGGCGAGATGGTCCTCGTCGAGCCTGGCGATTATGTGGCTTCGTTGCTGAAGGCGAAGAGCTTCGAGCGCAGCGGCGAGTGGCGTATGCCGTCTCGTCAGCTCTCGCAGCACGATGCGGGTTTTGCCCTGTGGCCGAACCAATGGGGGCAGTACGCGTGCACGGCCGTGGGCGGTGACGTGACCGTGCAGGCCGGGCGGGCCTACGCATGAGTGACCTGGCTCTCCGCCTCGCAGCCTACGAGGTCGGGGGTGACAGGCTCGGTGTGCTGCCGCGTCTGGAGTCGTGCACGCAGACCGTGCCGCTCAACGAGCTACCGACGCTGAGCGCTCAGTACGCTCCGGCCGCACCCGGGTCGCCCCAGGATGCTTGGCTCGAAGGCGAGGTTGAGCTTGCCGTCGAGTGGTGTCTGGACGGCAGCACGTGGTTCGAGCCGACCGGCGGTCGGTTCATCACGACGCAGGCCAGCCAGGATCTAGTGTCCGACGGGACGAAGAACAGGACTCTGCAGGCCGTCAGTCTGCACAACCGTCTGAAGGATGCCCTCGTCTGGGAGGTGCCGAAGGCTAACCGCGACAAAGATGGGAAGTGGAATTTCCTGTCGGTGTCGGCGGGTCAGATCATTTGCACCCTGTGGGACGCTGCGGAGAGACGCGGATGGGGCGAGGGCCTCACCCGCGATTTCACCCCGGAGCGTGACTCGTCGGGCAACAAGTGGTCGAAGATAGTCACGCTGGCCTTCGACCCGACGATCACCCTCGAAGCTGTTGTGTCCTCACTGATGAACCTAGGGATGATCGACTGGCAGTGGGCCGGCCGGACGTTCCGCGTGTTCAACGCCGACACGACTCTGGCGAAAGACCAATCCGGTGACCTGCTGTGGCCCCTGTCGCATGTGGTGACGGCGGCCGGTGAGACCCGTGATTGGTCGAAGTTGTGCACGGACGTCCTGGTGAAGGGCGAGGGCGGCCGCACCTGGCTGATCCACAACGATCAGGCTCCGAGGGGGCTGCGTCGCATTGAGAAGGTCGTCGAAGCTGGCGGCGTGGAGCTGGAGTCGACGGCTCGGCTGGTGGCTCGGGCTACGCTGAACAGTGGCAGCGCTGTGGCGGAGGAGATCAAGCGGGAGTGGAATGGTGCTGCGCTCACGCTGACGCCGTGGTGGGATTACTGGGTCGGGGATTGGATGCTGGTGCAGCGTGCCGGCGGATCCCAGAAGCTTCGTGTCAAGCAAATCTCCGTCACGAAAGACAAAGACGGCGTCAAGGGGCACACTACGTTCGGTACGCTCCTCGACGATCTCCTCTCGAGGGTGACGAAGCGCACTAAGGGTATCGTTGGTGCTGCCTCTGTGGGCGGTAACACGGTGCGCCCGCAGCCTGAGCATCCGAAAGGCCGCGTGCCGGCGACGCCTCAGGGTGCTGTGCTGGCCATGGACTCGGAGATGTCCTACGCCGGTGACAACATCGCTGTGGGGCGGCTGGGCTGGCTGGCGGTCACGACGGACGTCAGCAACGTCGCCATCACGGTCTCGTCCTACGAGGCGGTGATCACTGACGCGAGGGGTCACACTCGCACGGCTATCGTCGAGGCCTTGACGACGGAGACGGCCTGGGGCCCCCTCGACGTCGGCGTGCAGTACACGGCTCGTGTCAGGGCGATTTCTGATGAAGGTGTGCCGGGTCCGTGGTCTCCTGGGTCGTCGGCTACGGCGGTGCCGGAGACCGAGCCGCCGCCTACTCCGTCGAAGCCGACGTTGACCTCGGCGTTGGGCGTCCTCGACGTCGTCTGGGATGGTAAGGGCGCGGGCGGGGAGGCGATGCCCGCCGACTACGATCACTTGAACATCAGCGTGCACCAGCCCGGTGCGGCTGACAGGGGCGTCACCGCTCAGCTGCCGACGCCGTTGCAGCGTATCAGCATTGGGGGGCTGGAGCTGCAGGCGTGGGGTGTCACGCTGCAGACGGTGGACCGGATCGGCAACAAAAGTGGTTGGTCGGCTGAGGCGACGATCACTCTCGAGGCGTCCATTGATTCGGACAAAATCGTTAAAGAGGTTGAGCGGAAGATCCTGCAGTCCGACCTGCTGCAGCAGAAGGCCAGGCAGGAGACGCTCGCTGAGATGAACAAGCTGACCGGTGCGATGAAGTCGGTGGCCGAGTCCCTCGTGGAGGGCGGGCCTGAGCCGCCGTCGCACGGTGAGGTCAATAAGTCGACCTGGGTCGCGCCGGATGCGCGGATCTTTATCTTGACGAAGAAAGGTGAGTAATCGTGGCGTACACGCCGGCTAAGGCCTGGAAGGATGGGTACGGTGCTGGGTCGACGCGGATCAACGCGGCTGACCTGACGCATATGGAGGAGGGTATCGCGGCTGCGTCGGTCGCTGCCGAGCAGGCTGCTGCGGATATCATCAAAACGTCTCAGCAGTTGACGCAGACGCTGACGAAGGCTATCGCTGATGGCGATCAGGCTACCGGTACTAGGGTCCTCGCGATCGTGAATGGCATGATTACGCAGATGAACAAACGCATATGCCCTTGCGGTACGGTTGCGATGTTCGCTGGTCAGAACTGTCCGGATGGGTGGAACTGGTGCAACGGCGGCGTGTACAAGCAAGCTGACTACCAGCTGCTGTACTCAATCATTGGAAATGCATATGGGGGCTCGAAGGCGGCGGGCACGTTCGCCGTTCCGAACATGACGTACCGTATGCCGGTCGGCTGGGGTGAGGGTGCTCCTGGCAACTACGGCACGGTCGGCTCGACTGGCGGTGAGGAGGTGCACACGCTGACCTTCAGCGAGATGCCGTCTCACGGCCACGACATCTCCGCGACTCAGATCGGCTGGAGCACTACTGGCGTGTTCGCCACGAACATTGGGGCTGGCGACGGCTGGGACTATCTGGGCCGTGCTGATGGCTCGGAGAAGACTCGTGCTGTGGCTCAGAACTCCGGCGGCGGTCAGCCGCACAACAATATGCCCCCTTACCTAGTGATTAAGTTCATTATTCGCATGTCTGAGTGGCGGGGGATTATGAAGCTCGCGGATGCGGCGGGTGACCTGTGACTACGATCGCTAAGTGGGTCGCCTCCGGGTCCGGCTGGCAGGAGGTGCAGGACGGCGTCTGGCAGTCGAGGACGACAGGCAACTGCAACCTGCGTCTGTCCCCGGCGTCTGGTGATTTCAGCACTGATGATTGGCCGCCCACCGGGTTCAGGCTGCGGTGCACGATTACGAACCGCGGCGAGGGTACCGTCTATGTGAAGGCGGGCAACCTCGCCGCGCGGGACTTCAATCAACTGACGTCGGTGGACTCGTGCGGGCCGCGTCAGGAGAAGAGAATCGACGCGGATTCGAAGTTGGTGCAGGCTCCTGCGCCGGGGAAGACGAACCGGCTGCAGGTCGGTATTTTCACGTTCGGTGCCAAGGGCGCTGATCTGGACGTGACTGGCGTCGAGCTGTATTCGTCGGACAGCATTATTGTCACCCCGGACACCGCGCCGGCTGAGTCCGAGGGCGGCCAGTACGTCACTGTGCCCGGCTTCAGCTCACCGGGTAACGACACGACTCCGCTGCGGTCGCACCGGGCCCCCGAGTCGACGGTGGTGTTCTCCGCCCGTGGTTGGCAGTGGACTGAGACGACGAACGAGTATCAATCTGCGGTCTCGGAGATGGTGCGGTCTACGATTGAGACCGCTGTCAAAGAGATGAAGACTTTGTTCGGTGAGGTGTACTACATCCAAGGCGATGAGAACACTAAGCCGCTTTTCGCTGGCGCGTCCGCGGATGATACGTGTCGCGTGCAGGATCCGTTCACGAAGGATATTGTCGCCGAGTGGAAGTGGACGGGCTCGGAGTGGCAGCGTGCCCGCGTGTCGTCGGCGCAGATCTCCAACCTCGATGTCGGTAAGTTGACGGCCGGCAGCGCGAATATCAACGAACTCGTGGCACGTAAGATTGCTGCCGCCTCGGGTACGTTCATGGACATCAAGACTGAGCAGCTGACGGTGTCCGGCGAGGCCAACATCAAGAAGGCTGTGGTCACTGAGCTGTGGAATAAGATGATGCACGTCGAGCACGGGGATTTCGCCGAGCTTGACGCGGGCCTCATCAAAGCCAACACTATCACCGCCGACAAGGTGCGGGCCGGGTTTTTCAACGGTCAGCTGATCGTGGGCTCTACGATTCGCACTTCGATGTCGTCGCAGCGTGTGGAGTTGAACTCCAACGGGTTGTTCATGGTGGACCGCAATAACAAGCAAACCGCGAGGTTCGACACGTACGGCAATATCTTCATGCGCGGCAACCTCGGGATCCGCGACTCGTGGTCCGAGGCTAGGTTCTCCAACGTCACGGTTGAGAACGGCAGCGACATTGATGGCGACGGCAATAAATGGGGCGTCGGCCTGTGGTTCCAGTCCACGCAGACGAAGTACCTGAATCCGGCTACGATTCTTCTCCGCGAGAATAGAGTTGAGAACTACATGCCGGAGCTCCTCATCCAAGCTCCGCAGTGGACGGATTACAAAGGCTCGCCGAGGCTGACCCTGTCTCAGAATGGATTCTGGTCAGAAGACGGCGCTTATGACCGTGGCACGTTCATGGGGTTTTATCAGGGGAAGCTGAACTTCGGGGCGAAGAATGGCTTCTGGGTCAAGAATCGCTCCGTGTCGAGGAGAAACGACCCGGCGCATTACTCTAACTTCATGCTATGGTCCGACTACAACAGCGCGGGCCTTCGGCCGATGTACTACAACGGGCATGGCCAGGGCTTCCATGTGCGCAACGATAATAACGGGATAGCGGTCGTGGCGGGCGGAGACAATCACACGCTGCAGCTGTCTTCCAAGGGGAATATTTTCACCGGGGGTAAGGCTTTCTCCATGTGGGTCCCGGGCGAATACGATCGGGGGCTGCACCTTCGCCATTGGTGCACTGAGTCTCCGTACTCCGGGATTGAATACTGGCAGAACGTGAGGCTCGACGAATCGGGGCACGGAACCTGGAACCTGCCGCCGTTCGTGGGGAAGATAGCGGATGATTCCGCCCCGTGGATCGCGTTGGCGGGTAACGGGGCTTCGGCGGAACTGCGGCAGGGTGGTTTCCAGGAGGGGGCCGGCCGTTGGTCCGTCGAGGTGACGGGCAAGCCGAACACCTCGGTGCCCGTGCTCGTGAAAGGTGGTCGCGTCCTCGAGGGTGATCTTGAGGCGGTGACCCGCGGGGGGAAGACTTACGATTTTGCTCGTCCTGTCAGTTGGTCGAAATCGAAGGATACTTCGCTCTGGGGGCTCCCTGTGGTGTCGTCAGATCTCGGGGACGAGAACTCGATGGTTTCCCCCGGGGCCTCGATCGGCCCATGCACCGAGGATGACGCGGTCCGCTATTACGGTTGGGATCCGAAGCTGCGGAAGATAGTGCCCTGGAACGAACGTCAGGTAGAATAGCCGTATGAGTGATGACGCTATCTACCCGGACGGCCCCCAGCCCGTGTTTCATCAGGGGCAGGAGGCTGATGCCGCGGCCCCCGCTCCGGCTCCCGCGCCCCAGGCGCAGGATGGTGCCGCTGAAGGTGAGCTGTTCGTGACGAATCTGCTGGCTGAGATTGCTAATTTGACGAAGCGTGCAATCATGGCGGAGACGATAGTCGCGGTGCTGCAGTCGAAGGCGAAGTCCGGCCAGTGACCACGAAGATCACCGCTGACGTGCGGGATGCGTCTGGCAACGCCGTCGTCGCGGTGCTGCTGGCGCATCCGGAGACTGCGTGGGCTCGTGGCTCTGCGGTGACGATGCCGGGAGTGGTGCGTGCGCAGAACTGGGGCACCGTGTCCCTCGACGTCGACGCGTCTGCGGACATCACGTGGACTGTGACTCTGCGTGTGCCCGGGGAGTGGATGCACACCGAGTATGGTGTGCGTCTACCGAAGGAGGGCACGGTGCGCGTGTCTGATCTGCCCGGGTGGACTGTCGTGGGGGACAACAAGATCCTCCCGAAAACTGACAACTAGTGATGGTGGTGCGTGATGCCTGATCCTGCTCCTATGCCCCCGGCTCCGCCGGCGCCCCAGGCCCTCGAGGTGACTGTGAATGGCACGGTCTCCGATGGTGTCGTGCCGGTGACGATTCGTGCTGCTGACGCCGGTGTGACGGTGGCAGCTCTGTCCATGAGCGTTCAGACCGATGCTGCTGGCCTCCTCGCAGATACGAAGGTGAAGCTGCCTGCCGCCACTTGGCCCGTACAGGTGACAGTGGCTGGTGCTCGGCGCATGTCTTCCGTGTGGCTGATGGCTAAGGCCGGCGAGACCCTGGACCTGGGCGGCCAGCTGTTCGAGACCTCGAAGCACTGGCCCAGCCAGTCCGGCCTGAACGGCGGTGGCGGCGGCAACGTCGACCTGTCCGACTACGCCAAGCGCAGCGAGCTGGCGGCCTACGCTTCGAAGACTGACGTGGATGGCGTCCGTCAGGCGCTGTCGAAGCTGGGCGAGCAGCACCCGCTGATGGTGCTGGCTCCGGCTGACGAGGTGCCTGCTGGCACTCCGGCCGGTACGGTGGTCGTCCGTAAGGCTAAGTGATGGCTCGGGTCAAGGTCAGGGGCTGGCAGACCCGTAACAACAAAGGCTCCAAGCTAACCGTCTCTTCGATGGTCGGCGATGTCGCGGTCCTCCTGATCCACGGTCAGGTGGAGAAGATGGACGACATGACTCCAGCCGGCTGGACAGGCCGGTACTACACCGACCCGAACGGCCGGTCTGTCACTGTGGCTGTGAAGAAAGTTGCGGCTGAGTCGGACACTCGTGACATCAAGTGGTGGAACGATAAGGCGGATTACGTGGCCCGTCAGTCGGCTGTCCTCGTGGTGCTGGACCGGGCTACGGTCGCTAACGCCTCGACCGGTGTGATCGCAGCTGGCACTGGGGCGCTCACAGGGCTGAAGCCGAGCGAGAGCGAGCCGCAGCTCGTGGCTTTCTTCGACGACGCTACGAAAGATGAGCACGTCGTCGGGCTACCTGACGGGGCTCAGGTGATCGAGACCGGCCGGAGCTTCGAGTCCACGACGGGCTCGTGGACGTCTATCGAGGTGGGTATCCTGTATGCGCCCGGGTCCCGGGCGCCGGGCACGGTGGTGAAGTCCTCGACGGCGGTGCCGCTGGTCCTGGTAGCTCGGGCTGCTACGTATGAGCCGACGATGGGTGATGGCACGACCACGTCGTGGCAGGTGCACCCCGGTATCAACGCCAGCGTGCGTGCTGTGCCTGGCGGGTACACGGTGTCGGACCTGCTGTCCTCGAGGCCTATTCTGTGCGGGCATCATGGTACGTCGACGGCGGGCTACGGTGAGCACTCGGCTCAGGGGTACGCGGCGGCGGTGGCTCGCGGTTGTCAGGCCCTTGAGATGTCGCTGTCCAGGACGACTGACGGCGTGTGGTGGGGCCTGCACGATGCGGACCTGTCTCGCCTGGGCGGTCCTGCGACGAGGGCGTCGGACATGTCGTGGCAGCAGGTGAAAGACGCCATCAAAGACTTCAAGTACAAGCCGGTCACTCTGGACTGGCTGATGAAGACTTACGGCAAGACTCACGTGCTGGTGCTGGACCCGAAGTACATGAGCGGCAAGTGGTCTGAGCTGTGCGACACGCTGGAGACGTGGAAGGGTTGGGATCCGAAAGAGCACGTCTTCATCAAGTCCTACGCCGAGTCCCTGCAGTGGATGTTCGCTCCGATTCTGGCTCGGGGGTACAAGACGTGGGCGTACGCGTACGGTGAGAAGGATAAGCCGTGGTGGACGGATTTCTGCAAGGCGTCCTCCATTACCGTCCGGTCGGTTGATTACACTCAGCCTCAGACCATCTGGGATCAGGTGCTTGGCGGCTCGACGACGCCGACCATCGCGCATATCCCGGCTGACAGGACCCAGTACAAGACGGGTATGGACAGGGGTGCTGCTGGGGCGATCATTTCCTCCCCTGACGCGCTCGGTGAGCGTATCCTGTAATGGCTACGCCCGGTGAGGCTATCGGCCGGGAGCGGACTGCGAGGTCATATAATCTCCATCTGCTCCCGGCCGTTCCGCATGGACTGCGTTACCCGCCCGTGCACGCTGAGCAGCGGCTCCCTTCACAGCTCACCCCGTTCAACGTCGCCATGACCTCGAGGCGCCACGAGGGGCATGTGCACTTTTTCATCGATGACTATCAATTCGAGCGTGTGTGGGGCCAGCCGGAGAAATACCGCCGCGTCCTCGAAGCACACGAGGGTGCTGTCGCCCCCGACTTCTCGACGTACTTGAGCATGCCGGAGCCGATGGTGTGCTGGAACGTGTACCGCTCCAGGGCCCTGGCGGCCCTGTTGCAGTGGTGGGGCGTGCCCACGATCCCCGTGCTGCAGTGGGCTGGGCCCGAGACGGTCGAGAGATGCGTCGAGGGTCTTCCTCACGGGAGCCTACTCGCCTGCTCGGCGACAGGCGTGCCACGCACGATGGACGACGTCGAGACGTTCCTGTCGACGCTGTGGTGGTGTGTCGGTGAGCTGGACCCAGCCGGCCTCGTATGGTACGGGGACGACGTGTCCGGTCTGTCGCAGGCGCTTGCGGGCGTGCAGGTCCACAGGTACGATAACCCCATCACCAACCGAACAAGGAAGCTCAAGAGAAAGGCGAGATGATGGGCGGACGCGGAGCGGGGGCCGGAAGCCACGGTGCAGCCTCGAGGTGGACCGACGAGGAGTTGGGTATCGGCGGCATCATGGACGACGCCGACGGGACCATCACGGACCGTCAGCTGCAGTACATCAGAGACCTGCAGAAGAAACTGCAGGAGCTGGCCGACTCGGGGTTCCCCGTCAGCCGCCAAGTCGCCCATCAGGAGCCTTTTGAGGGGGAGAACCCCGAGGGGGCCGAGGAGCGCTCCAGGCGCCTGCGGGCGATCAACCCCGAGCGGCTCAGCCGCGGGGGCGCGTCAAAGTTCATTGACGCTGTGTGACTAGAACAGATCCTTGATCTCCGGCGGGACCGTAGGCTCGCCCGGTGCGTCCTCGACGTGCCGGGCGATTTGCCGTCCCCAGGAGAGTAGGTGCATGGCGTAGTCGACGACGTGCCATTGCTTGGTGACCGCAGCGCGCTCGGCCCGCTCGGCCTCGTCTCGCCTCTGTTCTGCTGCTGCGACGGCGGCCTCCAGGGCGGCTACCCTCGAGGAGAGTGACTTCACCGTCACGTCCAGCAAGGTTATCCTCGCCTGTTCTTTGCTCGCCCTGCTGTTAGCTGACGATCCGGCCCATGCGGCGAGTCCGCCGATGGCCGCTACGAGTACGCTGTCCGACAAGAAACTGGCCATGTGTGCAGGGTCCACAGGCCAAGTATACTGTAGAGAGTACAGCCACGACTCTATCCCTTCGACGATAGGAGGTCTGGGTGAGCGTCGCTGAGTATGCTGCCAGCGAGGCCAGATATATCGCTCAGTGTGATGTCGGGTACTCTCAGCCTGACAGGTGGACGTGGTATGACAACTGCGACTGGGATGGGTGGCTGCTGAGGTCACCGCAGAACGCGGACTGCTCCTCTCTCGTGACTGGCTGCTACAACATCGCCGCCCACCATGAGTGGGGCGGGCCGTTCACGGCCGGGTACTTCCCCAGGACCACGTGGACCGGGTCGATCCGCGAGGAGTGCGCCAAGCGTAACTTCGCGGACATCTCGGGCAGCTGGACGGGCAACGTGCCCGATGGTGGTTGGTACACCGGTGACATCGTGCTGTCCGAGGCCGCCAGCGGCGGTAGGGGCCACGTGGCGATCATCATCAACGGCGGCTCCGGTGAGTCGTCGGATGGTGCCCTGCTGGCTGAGGCGTGGATCGCTGAGGATGGCTCGATCGATGGCTACCTCGGTGATCAGACTGGCTCCGAGGTGCGCATCGTCGAGTACGCCAGCCATCCGTACACTCGCAGCGCGTCGTGGACTCACGCTCTTCGGCGGCGTGACGTCCAGTCGCCTCTGACGGGTGGGGGCTCCGCCCAGCTGCAGACGACTCCGCAGTCACAGTCCCGTTCCTCGTCGTCCTCGAGGGCGGCGGGGTATCAGCTATCTCCGATTCAGGCTGCGGCTCTTCGAGCTGCGGACCGTGTGGGCTGCCCGTGGTGGGCGGCCCTGGCGATGCTGTGGCAGGAGACGGGTGAGCGCGGAGCCAACATCTTCGGGCACGATGCTGGAGGCGCGTATTGCGGCGGTGGTGAGGTCACGGAGGCCAAATTCCGCGATTTCTACAACATGATCCGCAATGGTGCTACGAGTAATGGTGTCGGGCCGGCGCAGATCACCTACCCGGGGTATTTCTTCAATGACCCGGACCGGGCATGGTGGGACCCGGAGCAGAGCTTCGAGGTGGGCGCCCGGCTGATCCGCGACTACATCAACGCCGAAGGTGACTCGTATGAGGCCCTGAAGCGGGTCGGGTCGAGGTACAACTCTGGCACGGCGTTCGGAACATATGACACTTATGGGCAGAGCTTCTCCGATAAGTGCAGATCATGGTATGAGTACGGTCGCCCATCCGGGGCGGGAGAGGAAAACTTCTGGGAAATGGCTGAGGGCATCGATATCCTCAAAGAAATGAACAGCAGGCTCATCGAGATCAGCGACCAGACCGGCGCTGGCATCGAGGGGCGCCGCTTCGACGGGCCGATTGTCGGCTGGCTGAAGCAACTCGACGGCCGGGTCGCCGGCATCGATGCAAAGGTGCAGACCCTCATCGACGAGGTCGGCAAGCTGAAGGTTTCCTCGCAGACCGCGGGGATGGCGAAGAATGAGGAGAACAAGTGAACCTTGATCCTGGTCAGACGATGGCCCTGACGGCCGTCGCCGGTGTTCTGTGGCCTCTGGTGCAGGCTGCTCTGGACAAGCCCTACTGGACGGCTGGGCGCCGTCGTGCGATCACGCTGGCTGCGATTGTTGTGCTGGCGGCTGGCTCGTGGTTCGTTTCGGCGTACCCGGCTAACGCTCAGGCGATTGTCACTCAGGTGGCCGCTGTTGCTGGGTTCGTCCTCGGGGCTTTCAACATTCTGAAGGCTCTGAAGATCAACGGCGTCAGCATCATCGATTGGGCCGGCCTGGTGACTCCTGGCGGCGTCGAGCGTGACAAGGGCAAGCACGAGGCCGATGAGCCCCAGGGCGCCTGACATCATATGCTGACCTCTCCTCAGGGCCTGGTAGAATAATAGGTGCGTTGGCGGTAGGGGCCTTTAGCAAGTCTCTTCCGTAGCCCTTTCTCCTTGGGGCAGTGGGTTGGTTACTAGAAAACCCCCGAGTTGTAACAGCTCGGGGGTTTTCTAGTGCTCAATCACTTCTCAGGTAGCCAGCCGACTGAGACCGCTTCACGCAGCACCATTTCGGCTGCGCAATCCGCCGATGTGCCATCCTCGAGGTGGGCGGGCGCGGAGCGATTGGCGTGGTAGACGGTCGCCTCCGTGCCGCCGTCGCCTGCGGGGGTGAGGCCGACCATGAGGGGCCACCCATCAGCGCCCGCCACCGAGAGAGCGGTGCCCCGGATGACGACCGGCCGACCCAGCCGATCTGCGATGCGCCTGCCCATGTCGTGGGTCAGGCCACGAGTGCGCATGCCCCTCGGCGCTTTCATTTCCCGCCCCTCTCGTAGAGCACATCGACGATGGCGGCTACCGTCTGCTCGACGCACGTCTTCCTCGAGGAGCCCGTCCAGTGGTGGCCCGGGGCGTCCACGAACCAATATGGCGGCTCGACGGCGATGTGCACGGCGGAGGCCGTCGAGGGGGCGTCCCAGAGCGCCACGAACGCATCGCTGAACCCAGTGGTGGGGTGCAGCCGGGCGGTGTCGTAGCCGCGTCGGGTGAGCTCCTGATAGGCCTGAGAAACGATTCCTGCGGGCGCCATGGTCAGTTCACCCCCAGAGCGGTCCAGGCGGCCCAGACGAGCCAGACGAAGCCCAGGACGGTCAGGAGGGACAGGAGAGCGGCGATGGAGTAGACGGCGAGGGCCAGGAAGATATGCCCCCACCTGGGGCGCCTCCAGCCGCGGCGGTTGCGGGGTGCTGCGTGAGCCATCATTGGGATGATTCCTATTCTCAGTAGTGGTTGGCGGTGGGTGATCAGCGAGCGGAGGCCCGGCCGTGCTGGGCGACCAGACAAGCCAGCAGACGCTTCTCCGCCTCATACCGGCTCAGCGTGGTCACACTCTTCGCGCGGTGGCCCTGGACAGTCCACTTACCGCTCCGATACGAAACTCGGGCAAGCGGAGCCTTCAAGCCGTCGGCGACGATGGTGGCGCCCCAGCCTCCGACGGCTTTCCGCTCCGCAACGTGGATCGGGCGCAGACCTTTCGGGGCGCGGGGCAGGCTCTCCTGGGCGAGCCCCCAGACGGCCCGACGGGCCAGCGTCATCGCGGGGTTCGGAGCCTTGTCGGCGTTATCGTTCATTGGTATCTCCTCGGTCGGGATTGCGCTGTTGCCACAACACTACAGCCCCCGACGGGCTCAGTGCCACACCGGGGGCTGTAATGACCGTGTGAAGCTCGGCACATTATGGGCTATGCCTGCGACGCTACCCGTTCAGTCGCCTCCTCCTGCTCATCGGAAGGCTTGCCGTACCGGGGCATCACGGCCCCAGCAGCATGGAGCGGCAACGAGATCGACCACGGGTTCGGCTCAGTCATGAGCCTGCGGACCTCGGCGAAGGCGCGCCCGCCCCCGAGGGTCGGCATACCATCAGCGTCGACCCACGAGCCAGGCCCCTCGATGATGACCTCGTCGTGGACGTGGCCCACCACTTTGAACCCCGCGCCCTGCAGCCGGACAAGAGCAGCAGCGAGGACGTCACGAGCCGTGGCCTGCGTCAGGTTCTCGGCCAGGCGGCCGCCGTACGTCTCGACATCGTGCTTTTTCACCGGGTCATGGAACGCCACCGAAGGTTGGCCCCAGCGGTTCAGCGTGGCGTGCACGCCCCGATAGGTGAGGTAGCGCCCCGACGGCAGGGTCAGCACACGCACGTCACGCTGGGGGGCCCTGATGATCGGGCCGCCCGACTTGAACTCCGCCTCGAGGCGATGCCACAGGGCGACGATGGACGGGTTCGCGGTCCGCCACGCGTTGATCTGCGTCTGCAGCTGCTCATCCGTCGGCTCGGGGCCAGCGAACGTTCGCAGGCCCGTGACGCCTGAGCCGTAGCCAGCGCCCAAAAGTGCTACCTTCCCCTCCTGCCGGCTCATCTCGTGGCCGACAGAGGCGGACATGCGGGACGCCGTCTCGACGTAGAGGTCCCGCTGCTCCCGATAGGCGTCGACGACCCACTGCTCACGGGCCAGCCATGCCAGGACGATGGCCTCGATGGACGAGTAGTCGCAGACCAGGATCGACGTCGAGGGCGGCTGGCCGAAAGCCGGCCGGACCAGAGCGGCCACAGTGGTCCGGGGCACCCGCTCTCCCCGGCGTACGGCGGCCTGCACGCTCTCAACGGACTCCCCGGCGGGCAGCTGCTCGCGGGGGAGGTTTTGAGGCTGCGCCAGCCTGCCGGCCCAGCGGCCGGTGTGCGCCCCGGCGTACTGGAAGCACCCGCGGATGCGGTCATGGGCCCCCGCGGCTCGATCGAGCACGTGCAGCTTCCTGCCCGATGTGCGGGCCAGGTCGACCCGCAGACGCACCGCCTTGACGACGTTGCTCGGCAGGCCTTCGGGATCCTCGAGGAGTGCCTCCAACGTGCCCCGGCGCACGTCAGCCAGGTCGGCGAGCCGGGCGCATGAGCCTTTCAGCCACCAGGACAGTTGAGCCGTCGAGGCTGGGTTCTCCAGGCCGGTGATCTCCTGCAGCTGACCATAGAGAGCCGCTCGCGCGCGGCGCTCAGCAGCCATCGCATCGGTCACGAGCGATCGATCCACGGGCAGGCCCAGGTCATTCACCAACTCCGAGCACACCTCGACGTCACGCTCGACGCCCCCGAGAGTGGTGACCGCATACGGGTCAGCCACGAGGGCATGCCACACGCCCCTCAACGTCTCAACGTCCTGAGCGCAGTAGTGGACATAGCCGGCCCACTTCTCAGGCTCCTGAAAGCCGTAAATCCGCCCGGCCGCCCTTTTCTTCGTAGCCCGCTGAGGCACAGCGAAACGACGAATGAGAGCGGGGCCGGCCGAGTCTTTCCCCCCGGCGCCCAGAGCCGCAGCGAGAGCATCCAACCCTCGGGGCAGACCCGACAGGGCTGCGATGTGCATGGTGTCGGCCCACTGAGCCGGGTGGAGGAACCGCCCGGTGCCGCGACCACAGACATAGGCCGAGAGCTGCACTCGGTCGAAAGCCGCGTTGTGGGCGATTTTCAGGTACCTCGGGTCCTGCAGCATCTCGAAGAGCTCGGCATACTCATTCCACTCATCCGGATCGTCACCGGGCTCCCCGAGCACCCGCACCTCAGCGTCGTCGAGGGCGTAGGCCATCAAAGCGACAGCAGCCTCGGGGTGCTCGGCGTACTTGTAGGCGCCCACGCCAGAGCCGCCGCTAAGCGACTCCGGCGAGTACGTCTCCGTGTCCAGGAACAGGAGATGCATTAGACGGCCGCTCCTGGTGTCGCGCCCTGCTGGTCCTGATAGTGGGAGCCAAGACCCGGCGACCCATAGGGCCGGTCAGCGGGTCGGTCCAGCTCCTCCAGAGCCAGCTGAGCCACCCTCGAACCCACGAGGATCGTGTGCGTCGTGCGAGAGAGGTTATACAACTCCAGTGTGATCTGGCCGCGGAAGCCCGGATCAATGAAACCCGCCGTGACGTGCACCATGATGCCCTTCCGGGCCCACGAGGACTTCCCCTCCACACGGGCCAGCAAGTCGTTCGGGATGCTCACCGTCTCCCTCGTCGAGCTGAGGAGGAACTCACCTGGCCGAAGGTAGATACGGCTCCTATCCACATCATCCTCAACCCGCATCGGCGCCTGACCGTCAGGGCGCACGACACTATCGGAGATAGTCAGCTCCAGACTGGCCGGCTGGACGGCATCGTAGATGGAGCGGTCATAGAGAGCGGCGGGGATGATCTCTCCGACGCGCAGCCTCTCGCGGATGCTGCGGTCTGACAGGACGGCCATCAGATTCCCCTCACTCGGTCGAGGGCGCCGCAGAGGATATCCGCGACGATCGTAGCGACCAGAGAGCCGATCTCCTGGACGCGCTCCTCCGGCTCCGGACCCGCCTCGAGGAAACGGCCCCACAGGCGCAGCAGCCCTTGAGCGGCGTACAGCCGAGCCTCGCGGATACTGTGGCCTGAATTCATCCGATCTGAGATGATCCGGGTGACATACCAACGCGCTTTGGAGACGTCATTCTCCCACGCAGCACCCGGTTTGTGGCCTGCGCGGGCGATGTACTTCCAAGTGTTGCCGAAAGTGTACGTGGATCCGCCGATAACCTCAATCGGCTCCGGGTACAGATCCTTGTAGTGAGCGGGGTCGGTGATACTCATACCACCACCGCCACCGTGCGCCCGTGCTCAGGGTCCTCACGGTACATGTGCCAGCCGACGGACTCGCCAAGGCGCTTGGCTCTGCGGATGAAAGGCAAGGCGCACTGCTCATAGTCACCGTTCAGCGTGTCCGTGACGACAGGCGTGGAGTAGCCGTGCTGAACGGCGATGGACTGCAGGGCATCGATGAGCTGCCCCACAGTGGCTCCGCCGCCCCCGACGGGGTAGGGCGGGTCATGGCGGTTAGTTCTCATTGCTCCTCCTAGAGCGAATAGTGGTGGTTATCAGAACGACGGTGAGTGCGTAGAGGGTCATGATGCGTCGACGAAAGCGGCTGCGAGGTCCTCGGGGGCGGGCAGGACGCCCTTCTCGGTGACGCCATGCTGCCGGGCAGTCTTCGGGATCCACTTGCAGATCAACGTCTTGCCGTTCTGCCGGACGGACCACAGACGCTCCGGATAGACCACCTCGTCGAGGATATCGCCGTAGGCCCAGAAGTCGGCCGGGTAGTGGATAGGCACTCGCCACTCGTAGCCCTCCCCGAAAGGTTCGGGTATGCGGTAGGCGGGGCCGGTCGTCCGATCCTTGCGGACGTCTTCTCCCACGATCGTGACGAGGTAGTCGACCTTCACGACTTCCGAGTCCATCACCATGACTGCTCTCCTTTGCGGGCGGTTGCGGTTGCGTAAGCGAAGATGCGCTCGAGGGCGCTGCGGAAGCGCCTGAGCGCCTGGACGGGGATGCGGATCTTGCCGAGCTCCATCCCCGAGGCCGTCTTGACGATAGCCGACGAGGAGCCCCGCGGCAACTCGACGGCAAGGTAGCGCGTCGTCTCAATCTCGTCGGCCTCGCCGTCGAGGTTCGTCTCCGGCACGTCCACGAGGGACTTGAGGAGCTGGACCGTCCTCGGGGAGAGGATCCCCTTCTCCAGGAAGAGGGCGATCTCGGCGTAGGACCACCGCGTTTGGTTGCGGACGAGTCTGTTGCGCAGGATCCCCGGGTCGACTCCGATCCTGGTGCCGCAGGCGGCGTACATCTCGTGGGGGCGCCCGACCATGTCGGCGTAGTTGCGCAGGTCGTCGAGGACGCAGTTGGTGATCTCCTGGTCAATGTCGTCCAGGCCTGGCTTGAATGCTCTTTGCATCAGCGGCTCTCCTCGTGGTCTTCAGGGTGCTTCGGTGTCCAGGCTCGTAGGGCCACTGTGAGGCCTATGGCTGCGGGGGCGACGGCGACGAGGATGGTGACGCCCTGCCCGCTGCTCATCGCGGCCGGGCCATGGCCTCCTACGAGGCCGAGGATGAGCGCGACGGCATAGATGACGACGGCGTAGAGGAATGCCGTCCATGCGGTGACGGCGGCTTTGAGCATGTCCATTTCAGCTCCTCGGTTGGTGTCTTGGTTGCTGACGGGCCCTATTTTATGCGAAAGCACCACGGCGGCACAATATGTGCCGCCGTGGTGTGTGTGTCACGTTGCCGTGTCTAGGAGCCGGATCTCATAGGCCAGGACTTCCGCAGCGTTCTGCGCCTTCTCAACGTCCGCAGCCAGCTCGACTACGAGGTGTGTATACGAAGGAGAGACGGTCCGCGTCAGCAGAGCCGCCCTGTCGGCCAGGGCCTCCAGGTCCTGCGCAATCTCCGAGACGGGCTCATGATCGATCAACATGCTTGCCGTCCTCACTGCGGGGCCTCGGGACCTTGGACCATGCGGCCCACAGCAGCGCTGACGCGACCATCCACATGATCATCGCAGCCGGGTCCACCATCTGCACCATGATGGACACCACGACGCCCATAAGCGTCATGCCCGTCACCCACACAGCTGCGAGGCAGAGCAGCCACTTGCACACCTTCAGGATCACAGCAGGTCACGCCATCCGCCCGTCGAGGGCTGCGAAGGAGCAGCAGGAGCCGCGGGCTGCGAAGCCGTCGAGGGCAGCGGGCTGCCGAACACCGTGGCCGGGTCAGGGGCGCCGCCACCGAAAGCGTCGCCGCCTCCGAGGATCTGCACCATGCGCAGACCGAAGCTCACGCCACGGTTCCCATTGCGGTCATAGCTGTAGGCGCCGACAGCGACCCTGGCGTTCTGGCCGCCGTAGACCTCGGAGGCCATCTGCTCGGGGCTCAGTGGCAAGTTGTCTCGACCGACGACGGGGACGAGACGGTTGGACGACACGTTCATGACCATGTGGCCGGCCTGCTCGGGGTACTGCGAGGCGCGCTGGTCCCCATCCTTCAGCGGCATGCGGATCCCCGCAGGCGCCCCAGCGGGCCACCTCTCAGCAACAGCGGCCTTGATAGCGGCCTCCAGCTTCGAGAGAGTGTCAGTGTCGGTCTTGGGGATCAGCACCGCCGTCGAGACGGTGGCGCGCTGAGTGCCAGGGCGCTGCTCCAGCTTGGCCAGACGCGGCCAGGAGAGACGGACGACTCCGGTGACTGTAGTCTCAGACATTTCTAGTTCGTATCCTTTTCGTGGTTGGTGATGCTGTTGTTTCTGTCCGAGCGCGTCCAACGCCCGGCCCATCGGTAGAGGGTCTGTGGTGTGACGCCGAGCTCGGCAGCAAGGCGGGGGGCCGTCCAGCCGTCTCGCAGAGCTCGCCTTATGGCGAGCCGACGTTGGTGCTTGGCCTCCGGGACGGCGTCCCGAGCCTCGATGACGGCCTGCCTGGCTCGCTCGAGGAGGTCGGCACGACTCATGCCGCTGATCATTCGGCCTCCCCGAGGACGGTGACTTGCTTGCACCTGTACTGGGTCCAATCCTCGGGCACTAGGTGCACATCGTAGAGGAAGGCCCGGCAGGCGTACGTGGTGCCGCCGTCAACGTCGTCCTGGTGGGTGTAGTTGTAGTGGTTCTGCGCATACTCCTTCATGGGTGATAGGTGGAGGGCCCTGCCCTCGCCGACCCAGTCATAGTCCCAATCGTCGCAGACGGTGGTGCACCCGACCTCCCACGAGGTTGTGTGCCCGTACTGCTGGCCGGAGACCATAGCATCGTCGAGGGTTTTGTAGAGGATCACAGCGTCGTTCTCATCGGCGTAGACGCCCAGAGCTTCGAGGAAGCGCTTGGTGTCGGCGGCCGTGTTGACGATGATGGGCGCTGAGCGGCGGGCCCAGTTGCCTGAGCGGGTGAACTTGGCGTGGCCGGCATGGTACACGGTGGCTGGCCCGGTGAGGATGACGTGGTCACCTCGGTAGGCGTAGACAGTGTCGTGGCGGCCAGCGGTTATGGTCTGTGGCTTCATATCCTTTCTCCCTCGGGGCGGCTCAGTAGGGCCAGATGAAACGGTACAGCAAGGCGTACGAGTCGGTGCGCACCTCCTCATCGTCGATGGGGACGAAGGCGACCTCGAGGATGGCGTGGGCGAGGTAGGCGTCCATGGCGAGGCGAGCGAGACGAGACCAAACTCGTGCATAACCCATCGGGTACTCGTAGGAGTCGTCCCATCCGTCGGGGACGCCCAGCGGCTCGATCGAGTCGACACCGCAGTCGTCGCCGGTCTCGTAAAGGTTCCAGTGCTCGCCAGTACGAGGGGCGCGGATCCGGTAGACGGCTCCGAACTCAACGCTCTCGAGGGCAGGGTCCTCGGTGCGGTAAATGGTGGTGCTCATCCTCAGGTCTCCTTGTTCGGCTCGGTATGACAAATCATATCACACCCGCAATCCGGACACAACAGCATCCTGCACATCGGCCTTGTGCTTTAGCGCACAGAACACGTCAGCCGCCGGAGACCGCGAGCCGTCGTCGAGGGTCGGCATCATCACCCGCACAGCCACCTCGTCGGCCTCCTGGCCAGGGCGTGCCAGACGAGCGCACGCCTGCTCCCACAGCTCCAAAGACCATGGCAGCGTCGACCACACAACCGACTCACCCCCGGCCTGCAGGTTCAGGCCGTGCCCCGTCGAGGCGGGATGCGCCAGGAGGACGTCGAGAGAGCCCGAGCTCCAGCGACGGCGGTCCCCAGGCCGATCCGCACGACCGCACACCGCCCCCCGCTCCTCGAGGAGGCGGCGCAGCTCGGGCAGCTCGTGGCGGTACCAATACTCCACCAGAACGCCACGGCCCGTCCGCTCGCGCTCGGCGAGCACCGTAGCCGCCGCAGCCCGCATCGTCTCTCTACCATCCGGGTCCACGAGGAGGCGAGTCCCCACGGACTCGACGTCCCACATAGCTCCCGTCGTCAGCTGCACCGCAGCCTGAGCCGCCACGCCGGCCGCCATCGGCGGCTGCTCCACGCCGGCGAAACGCAGCAGGGCGTCAGGGCCGCTGCGCAGCGTGCGCACGGCCCTCGAGGAAGCTGCCGGCATGCGCGAGGGCACCTGAGTGACCTCCATGCCGGGAATCTCCAGGCGCCCGTCGTCGGGCACGACCCTGGTCATGTGCGCCATGAGAGACGTAATCTCATCGATGGCGCCCCGGCGCGGCTCCCGTCCGATGATGGCCCCCGAAGGAAGGCGGCGGCCCGCCGTCAGCCACCTGTCCCGGGCCTGCGTGATCTGGGCGCCCAGCGCCTGCCCGCCGTCGAGGATGCGGGCCAGCGTCCACAGGCCGATCGGATCATCGCCGGGCGTGCCGGTCAGCAGCCACACGCCGCGGGCCCGGCCTGCGAGCTTCCTGAGGGCCTTCTCCCGCTTCGTGCCGGCTCGCCGGTACTGGGACGCCTCGTCAGCCACCACGGTGGCCCACGGGCCACCCACCGCGTCCTCGATAGACGCCGAGGAGATGACGACCACGTCCGCGGGGCCTTCGAGGACACGGCGCCGGGCCGCCGGGCCGCCCTTGGCGCCACGCGGGCACTCCTCCACCAGCAGCGGGGAGGAGATGCGGGCGGCCTCAGCCGACCACGTTCCGTCGGACACAGCAGCTGGGGCCACGACGAGGGCGGGCAGTGGGTCGGGAGCGAGGCGCGCGAGAGCCTCGAGAGTCGTGCGGGTCTTGCCCGATCCCATACC